ACCATCTGCCGAAGGGACACCATCATCGACAGTAAACATTCGCAACGTAAGGGAAGCCACACCACCAGTTCCACCTACCGCCTTGCAGGGCAAGTGGTGGGGGTTGGCGCGGCAGGTTGGTTGGGCTGAAAAAGATTTACCGATATTAGATTTCGTTATTAACAGAGAGAGTAAAGGGGATAACCAAGCATGGAACAGACAAGACCCGTTCGGTGGAAGTCGTTGCTTGCTACAAATCAACGGCAGTTGGACGAAATGGCTACGCGCACAAGACATCCTTCAACGACCAGCAGACCTATTCAACCCAACAGTCTGCCTTACGGCAGGGCTTGCCATCCATCAGTATGGAATGGACAGGTACGGGTGGGGTTGGAATCCTTGGGCGATACCAGCACCCTGATAGCATGACATTATGAAGGGACGTACAGCAACACGATGGTTTTGTGACCGTTGTGGCATGACGTTAAACACTTATGTCCGTGTATCTGAACCCCCAACACATGTGTGTATTAGTGCAGAAGACAACAGAACATCATCCAGAATACAACCAATGAAAGAGAAGGTAGGTAAATGAATAACATCACCATCGTAGGCAACTGCGGTAAACCAATCGAACTGAAATACGGTGCGAACGGTAAAGCAATCGGCAACTTCACTGTTGCCACAACATCAGGTAAAGATGACAAGAAGCAAACAACATGGCATAACGTCACAGTTTTTGGTGACATGGCAGAAACTGCAGCGTCTTCTATTGAGAAGGGTTCCCGTGTAATTGTGGTAGGGAAACTAGACATCTCTTCGTATGAGAAGGATGGCAACAAAGTGTGGACAACCAAAATCCTCGCAGACGAAATCGGTTTGACGATGCGATTCAACGCTGTGTTCGCTGACAAGACTGAACGCAACCTCGCGATAGTTACAGAAAAGTTTGGTGCGGTGCCGTTTCTTGGGAATGATTCATTCTAATGGACATCATGATGCTTGATTTCGACCAGTGGTTGGAGATTGGTATGCGAGCAGGGTTTGTTTCCCCGCCTGTATGCCATACACATGACGGTGTACCTATGTCTATTACAGAGGAAGCAGACTTCATGGAAGGGCAAGACCCTTGTATCCATGTAATGCGATGCTACGAATCTAAAGAGATGAAAGAAGCAGTGGAAGCAAACAGTTTTTTGATGATAGAAATGAGGAATCCGTTTCGTGGACAATTCGACTGATGGTGCAGAGGTACTCACCGAAGCATACGATTTGATTACAGGTGACCGCCATGACGAGTACGCTCACCCATTAGAGGACTATACGCAGACCCGAGATATTTTTGAGGGGCTGACAGGTGTGTCTTTAACTGTTGAGCAAGCCATTCTGTTTATGGTGAGTGTTAAGTTGTCACGTCTTAGGACAGCATTGGAAGCAGGCAGATGGTCACATGACACTGTTGTTGATGTGGCTGGGTATGTTGGGTGTTTGGCTATGGTGAAAGAAAAACTGTGGAACAAATAACTAAGTTGCGTTGCAACAAATGTGGGTTCACAGTGAAACTAGATAAGCAAAGACTGGTCGGCTGTGGCTGTGACCCTGACGCACCAAGTTGGATTGCGTTGGAGAAGACTGGACGATTATTAAAAATGTCTGACGCGAACTATGATGTGATGGAAACCCATGCGTGACACTGGCAAACCTTCTCCGTGTCCGTGTGTTGGTGAACGGACAACAAGGGAGATACAGTGTGGCAAATATGAAGAAGATGAAGACGACTGACAACATTAAAAGGGGATTGTTCTTATGACAGCATTAAAGTATTTAGCATGGTTTGATGATGCAGTGTGCAAAGGTATGGACGGCAACATCTTTTTCCCCGACACACCCACAGGTATCTCGACCAAAGGTATCTTCGCTGATGCACAAGCAGTGTGTAAGGGTTGTTCGGTGAAGAAGCAGTGTCTTGCGTTTGCTATGGAAGCAGAAGAGTTTGAGCAACGTAGGTACGGTGTGTGGGGTGGCAAAACCCCTGCTGAGCGTTCGGTGTTGCGTTGGGGAAATTGAAAAGCCCCACTCAACGCTAGGGAAGGGGAAACCTTTGCGGAATGGGGCAGTTCAGGTCTTAGTCTAACATGGTTTTGTTTATTTTGCTCACCTTGTAATCTGCCAGTTTGTATAGCAGGCTGTTGTCGGCTGTTGCTTGAGCACACTCGGCGGTACGGAACTTGCAGGCTTTGTTGATGTCACGGGTGAAGGCGTGTTTGCGTTCTGTGCCACGCCACCACCCGTACTCTTTGCCCACCACAAGTCGGACTACTACATACAGGTATCGGGGGGTGTGTTGTAATGCCTGCTGTTTTTTGGTGTCTTGTCGTTTCCAATTCCAGTAACGGTAACGACTGGCTGGTGTCCTCAACTGTTCTCAAAGGTGTTGAGTTCATGTATTAAGACAGTCCAACCCCAACGCTTGCGTAAGACCTCGACTACTTCGCGTGCTGTGGGTTCGTTTGTTATCCATGTGTTGATGAAGTCGTCGATGATGTCGTTGCTAGTTTCCATGAGCGTCCTTGTTCATGTGTGCTAAACCTTCGGCAAGTTTCTTGCAGTTCTCTTCTTCGCCTTCAATGAAGTGGCTGTCGCCCGTGTACCCATTCAGCCACTCTTCTGACAGCCAGTTAAAGATTGTTCCCATAGGATAATGTTGTTCTTCTTGGTCGGTGTCGTGAAACCACTCGCCCAACTCTGTGTCAAAGGTGATGATGAAGTGATGTAGTGTTGCGTTCTCTTTTGCTTGTTCTTGTGCGCTCATAGGTTTCCCTTTTCTAGTTGGATACTAAACAAGTGTTTGCTGGTATCGGTGTTGCCATCGTTGCATCGGTAAACAGTGAGGCATAGGTTCTCACCTGATTGCCATATGTTTAGGTCAAAGTCTGACAACGAAATCCAGTTGTCAAGGTTCTCGTTCGTTTCATCAAGGTCTATGTGGTGACCAATTTTTATGCCACCATCAAACACCATGACACGTTCTGCTGTGTATCCCATTACTTTGCTCCCTTTCCTAGTTGCCATTTGTAACGGTCACGGATTGCTCGCTCACGCTCAATCTTTTTTAGATACTGTTTGGTTGCTACTGTGTACCCTGCAACAAACCATATGATTGCCACTGCGTAAGTCATTTTGTTTCCCATTCTGTTTCAACGACTTCATATACACATTGCTTTAATACTTCATTGCCTAGTTCTACGATGAGTTCGTGAACAGACCTCGACACCCGAGACATTGCATCTTCGCACTGCTCTTGAGTCCAATCTTGGTGAGTTCCTTGTATGTCTTCCCAAGACCACTTAACTACTATCTCTTCTTTGGTGGTCATTTTGTTTCTCCTGTTCTATCGTTCGGTGTGTTCTCTTCTACTTGAATATCTATAACCTCGCCACCTCGTTCTTTGGCTAGGTCGTACTCTCCTGCTCTCCACTTTTCTTCTGCTTCTTCGGGTGTTTCTGCGTATATGAAGTAGGTGGTAAGAGTTTCTTCTACAACATTGACCAAGTATTCTTTGGTGGTCATTGGGCTACCGCCTGTTTCATGCCCTGCTCAATCAACCACTGCGCCTGATTAAGTTGCTCAAGCATTGCTATCGTTTGCATAGGTTGTAACTCGCCTGTCCTGATACCTTCCGATAGTAAGAACCGTAAGTCCTCAAACTGGCGTATGATTTCTGTTCTGATAGTTTCTGTTGTCATTGCTGTTCTCCTTTGTTGTTGTTTGTTGTATCCATTATTTTGCAGTAACAGTGATGGCAAAGTTCATACTCGTCCATCTCTGCAACTGCTGTTAGTTCATGCTCACAGTTTTTACAATTCATTGCTTTTCCCTTCTTTTAATTCTGCGTAATCTAACCCAGCATCCATAATCCACTGGTTTACATCGTTGCCAGCATTCTCCCACTCGTCAAACTCTTTACATATTTTTTCCCAGCCAGCATCGGTGAGTTCCAACCCGTCATAGTTTTCAAACTGTGGTTTGTCCCACCAAAGAATACAAACTTCCTGTTCGGGGGAATACCGACTCAACATTTCAATCGCTTGTTTTGCTTTCATTGCTGTTCTCCTTTGTTTGTTGTTGTTTGTTTTATATTGAAGTATGTATCTCAAACTCATCTTTGTTCATGTAATCAAACACATCTCTTGCTACATCCTCGGCATCGTCTTCGTCTTCTGCTTCAACACAAACTCTGCTGATAACCGTGACCAAGAACTCATCATCGTCATCAAACTCCTCTGTGTTTTCGCACCTGACAAACTGCTCTGTAAGCGCATCATCTTTGTATAGGTTCCACGCTTTCCAACAGTCTTCGTGCAGTTCCTCTTCAACTAGTTCAACATCATCAAACTCAAAGTCTCTTGCGGTGTACCAATCGCCGTAGAACTCTTGTTTCATTCGGGCTATTGCTTCCACTTCTGACTTCGCGTATATCTTTTCTAAGTTCCAAACTGACACCGAGTACTTGTTCATTCTTCTTCTCCCTTGATGTAGCCGAGCGGATACCATTCGTCACCACATTCAGCACAGGT